CATTAGGCGACCATTTAAAATATAGAAAATCGTCAGTATCAGTAGGTGTTACCTCATTTTCTGATAGAATCTTCTCCAAGTCCTCAGTATTGGCTAATGCTAAAAAGAAATGCTCCATATCATCATTGCAAACCAATGCCAAGGCATAAGGTTGTTTGTGACTGTCCTTCATTTGGTTCAAATCGCTCACAATACTATTGCACAAGATATTAATGAGTTCTTCCATTTTTTTGTTTATCCATAACGTTATTATTCTAATAGCAAAGATAATTATATTTTGGTAATATTTAATTCGTCTGCAAAGATATCTATACAACCCACTTTACCGATAAGTTGTATTTGCCAATGCTGGTGCTGTTTTACTTTTTCTTTGCACAAAACAGAAGCAATATACACACTATCTCCCTCATAATTAACAGGATAAACCGATTGTTCACCTACTGCTACTCTTACATTAAAGCTGCTGGTATTGGAAAAAACCAATTGATACTGCTCTATTTGTTCCTGCAATTTGCTTACTGTTATCACTAAGTCTTGCGAATGTTGTATATATTTGGCATCAAAATCAAAAGAGATAGTTTGGATTTTGGCGTCGGGCAGGAGGTTTATAAAATCTTGTAGGGTCATTATTTTCTTTCTTTACAGAGCAAAAGTAGTGATATTTTGGTAATTAGCAAATTATCTATATCTTTGTAGCCTAAAAAAATGAAGAAGTGTCATCAGTGAGTTATCCCAATTCGCACTTTTCAGCTTATAAAATTAATAAACTAATGAATACACTAAGAAAAGAACTACGCCCCGATTTTGCGACAGCAGAAAAGCTGTACCCCCTTGTACTAAAACGCCTGAAAAGTTATGAAAAGTTTTATGATTCTTGTTATGCATTTTCAGAAGAAGAACTTGACAAAGAATACAAGGCGATGGAGCAATACCTCAGTAAACTCACGGGTAAAGACCTTTCCGATACTTGGCTATGGGAATGGTGGGAAGGCAATGGTATTGAGGTTTTTGCCTTTGATTTGGCTATGCCCAACCCTGTAAAGCATAACAACCTTACTCGTGAAGATATCGCTGCTTTTGTACGTATCATCATAGACAATGAATTTAAGTGCGAAAACGATTTTCAGGAGGAGTTTATGCCTTATATGTTCTACGAAAATCAATACTTTTATAAGTTTTTAGAGCTCAACTGTCCGCATTTTGACCCTTCTGTATTCAATACCACCAAAGATAAAAAAGGCAATTATCACGAGCCTACTGTGGAGGAGGTAATGAAGAAGATATGGAAGTAGGTGTCAAGTATCAGGTGTTAGGGAATAGAATTGACAATTAATCTTAAATAGCTAAACAAATGGAACTAAATCGTATCAAAGGAAAAATCGCTTTTATCTCGGGCGCCAGCAGTGGGATAGGGAAAGCGGTGGCTGTAAAGTTGGCGCAAATGGGGGCGAATCTTATTCTCTGTGCGCGCCGTGCTGAGGTATTGGCTCAACTGAAAGCCCAATTGGAGAAAGAACACGCTATAGAGGTCATTACCTTAGCTTTCGACGTGAGAAACTACCAAGAGGTGGCGAGAAATATCCAGTCCTTACCCGAAAAATGGCGACAAATAGATATCCTCATCAATAATGCAGGCTTGGCAATAGGATTACAACACCTCCACACCTACGCGATAGAAGATATAGACCAGATGATCGACACCAACATCAAAGGGTTTACCTATATCGCCAACAGTGTGATTCCGCTAATGATTGCCACTGGCAAGGTGGGTACAATTGTGAACATCGGGTCGGTAGCGGGAGAAATAGCCTACCCCAATGGCAGTATTTATTGCGCGACCAAGTTTGCCGTAAGAGCCCTCAGCGATGCCATGCGTATAGAGCTGGTGGACAAAAAAATCAAGGTAACGACCGTAAAACCAGGTTTGGTAGAGACCAATTTCAGCAAGGTACGCTTCAAAGGTGATGAGCAGAAAGCCGAGAACGTGTATAAGGGTATCACGCCCCTATATGCTGAAGATATTGCCGACACGATCGCCTATATTGTCAATCTACCTGATAAAGTGCAGATTACTGATATTACTGTAACGCCACTCCATCAAGCGGATGCTTTGCATGTATATAAATTAGCAGATTAGTCAATTTGCCGATTTGTCAAAGTTGATTGCTTTGATAATTAATTATTTTCTGGATTATGTTACAATAAAAACATTATCATTATTCCCTAATTTAATAAAAAATCGTTATGAAGAAACTGTTAGTCTTAGCAAGTCTTGCTCTCATTGGAGTTGCTTGCTGCAAAAGTGATGATGACAATAACAATAACAGCAATAATAATGCTCCTGCCCCATGGGAAGAAGAGACATTATTACCTACTAAGTACATCACACAGCATTCAGAGGATAATAGAACCGAAATGGTTTATACCATAGAAGGCGGATTTATCAAAGAAGCAAGAGAGTACGAAATCTCTGGTTCAGAGCGAAAGGAAGTTAAACATTTCATTATAAAACCCCTAAAGGGTAAAAAACTTCCTGCTACAATAGATATTGAGAAAGATAGCATACTTCAAGAATTTGTGGAATTTAGTTACAATGACCAAGACCAAATTACAGAAATTAAAAAAGGTGAAATAGGAAAGTTTCCTATGACTATTACTTTTGACTACAAAGATGGGAAGCTAAGTAAATTTGCTCCTATCCCTTCAATAGTTTACAATCTTACCTACCCAGACGCTTATACTGTGGTGGCAACGGGTGATTCAGGATACGATACATATACTTATACTTTTAGTACAGAAGGCAACTTGATAAAGAAAGTGTACGATAATCTCACAAACGGAGTAGTCTCTTTTAGAAAGACCTATCTGTATGAGTATGACCTGCAGAAGAAAAACCCCAAGAGAAACCTGCAAATACAACTTATCACGTTAGCAAACGCTCCTTCGTCGGACTACACCTTTTATGAGCTTTATGAAGCCACTAATAGCAAAAATCTTGTAACGAAAGTATTTGAACGAACCCAACAACAAAAAGACTCTGACAATCCCAACTTAGGACTTACTACAGGTAACCCATACTTAAGTACAGAATATAAAAATGAAGCTAATAATTCGCAAGGTTACGCTACTAAAATTACCAAAGTGATAGATGGGTATAATGGTACTACTGAAAAATATGAGTACTAATACCTTGAATAGTCAAAAGAGAAGTATTAAAATTTGTTAGTTTCCTATTATGTTAAAAACCTTAGAACAACAATACCAATTTCAATATCCTGAACTATATCATCGGCTTTATGCTAACCAAATGCTCGATATAGGCGAATATGCTTCGCATTGGAGTAAAGAAGTATATCCCCGCTTGAAAAACCACCCACCACTCTTTTTGTACAGCGGAGAGTTTGAGTTGATACCACTTGCTAATATTGCTGAAACTATTGAAGAACTCAACGGCGAGGAGAGTTGGTTCAACATCAATCCCGATTATCTTTTTATTCCATTCGGACAAACGGGCGGTGGTGATTATTATTGCTTTTTGTACGACCAAAACGCTCCTAAACCCACTCCTCCTATAGCCTTGCTACAACACGATTCTGACGAGGCTGAACTATTAGCAAACACCCTCGAAGACTTCTTTTTCTATGAGATGCTCAACTCGATGAACGATATATACGAGGGGTCGCTCGTACGCAGTGAAGGTGATTTCTACGAAAATATCACCCGCCTACTGCAAAGCCACCTGCCTTATATAAGCAACGAGGCGCAACGGCAAGTAATACAAGAAGTTTACAGCCGAAAACTCACTGATTTCACACGTGTGTTGCCACGTTTTACCCAAACCTATCAAGGATTATTATCCGATGAAGAATTGGCGCAACTTCTGCAACAGTATATCCCCATAACAGGCGAAAAGACCTTTGTATATACAACTGAAAATGAAATAGAAAGCACCCCTCCGCGATATATAGACGGAACGCTCTATGTACGGGTAAGTCCTATTCCTGCCAAAAATGACAAAGTGTATGATGCTCTCAAAGCCCTCAATTGGCGACAAAACAAAGCCGTTACTGACCGCTTAGAGTACAGCAAGAAAATGCAATTGTACTACAACGACCAGTATGGTATCCCGTGGGAAGAGTATATTTTAGGTGCTTTCAAAGATCGTATTGAGGCGCTGAAGAAATTCCCCAATGTAACCATAACTTTTGAACAAGCAAATAATGAGTAAACAAGAAAAAGATTTCAGCGATCTCTCTCAAAAACTCCTTACCACTACCGATGGCAGTGAGTATCACGAATTGGTAAGAAAAATAGTGAAGAAGTACAGCGAGAAAATGCGTCGAGAAACCCTACAAACCTTAGTACGAGCAGTAAAAGAAAGCAAAATTACTCACGCTCGCAACTTTGTAATCGCACGTATCTCGGAACTTGTAACCGAAAACGACACTGCGCTCGCGCCTTTCTTCTACGAAATGATAACCAAAGGCTTACCCTATTGGGCTTTTAGCGGACTGCTGAAAGTAGAGGGCGACAAGTGCTATTCTTTTTTGGTAGACTACTTGCAAAAGGAGGATAGCAAAGAAAATAAAGGCAGCGCTATCATTGCCTTAGCCGAGCATAGCGGACAGCCTTTTAATAACGACCTCCCCTCCGACCCTGCTTATTGGCAAGCCTTGCCTATGGAAAAAGTACTTGAATGGCAGGCGCAAGGTTACCCAAGAAAACAAGCACACAGCGAGTTTCCTTTTTTGCTACAAAATCCACAAACCGACTTAGAAAAGGCAATGGCTAAAATAGAGCAGGCTTTAGCAAAGGAGAGAGCGTTTTGGCACGTAAAATCATATCAATACAACCGCGCTATTTTGGAAGTACCCGAAAAGCAAGTTATCGACAATATTAAAACGCGTTGGGAACTGCCTGCTGTCTACCTCAATTTCTTAGAGCGCTTTTCGCCTGCCGATGATGCTTTCCTCAAGGGCATCAATCTGTATGGTGCTAATACTTTAATAAAGCATCAATGCGGTTATGCTTTCAGTAGCCCCGATGATGAACTCTTCCCCGATTGGAAAGCCCATTGGCTCGTAATCGCCGATAAAGATGCCGACCCTTATATACTTGACCTTTCCAAAAGTGACGGCAACGATACGCCTATCTACAAAGCTCCCCACGGAGCAGGTCAGTGGAAATGGCGCAAAGTAGCGGGAAGTTTCTTAGAATTTATAATCCGCAAAACGAAATGTACCAATTTTCAAAACGAAATGTACATTTTTTGAGCGGGGGTTGAACGGGGCAAAGGTAATAAAAAACACGGATAGGCAGGGTGTTTATCCGTGTTTTTTTTGCCTATACATATTATATAGGGTAGTTGGCAGTAAGGACTTCTATACGCTTCTTTCCTGTGCTATTGCTGCTGCCTAAATGCATTGATACTTCTTTTTGATGCCAACCGTGCTGCTGTACGTATTTGGTTAGCTCTTCATTGTGGTAGGAGCTTAGCAGGAATTTGCCTTTGAGGGTGGCAAGTGTGGTTAATAGTTGGTTAAAATGTAATTGCTCGTAGCCTCCATAGTGTCCTTGGTTAGCTCCGATGTAGGGTGGGTCTACATAATGGAAAGTGGTTGGGGTGTCGTGGCGGGTGAGGACTTCGGTGGCATCGTTGTTGTCTATTTGAACGCCTCGCAGGCGAGCGGAGTAGGTGTCGGTAAAGTTGGTAATTTTGTTGTTGAGGGCGGACACGTTCTTGCTGTTGGTTGTGATACGGCAGTTGCCAACTTGGTTAGAGTAACCGCAGTTAGTGGCGTACCAAAATGCCCACGCTTGTTGCACTTCGGTAAAAGCAAAAGGGGCGTGGTAGATTACCAAGGCGGCTTTGTAGGCTTCTCGGCTAACTACAGACCGCTCTATAAGGGTTTTAAGCTCTGCAAAGCGGTTTTTCAGAACCTTGTAGAAGGTATATACATTAGCATTAAAGTCGTTGATGATTTCGGTTTTGACGGGCTGTTTTGCCCAAAAGACTGCACCTCCTCCGAAAAAGGCTTCGGTGTAAATAGTATGTGCAGGGATAAGGGGTAGGATATGTGGCAGCATTGTTTGTTTTCCACCATAGTAGGATATTGGCGTACGTTGCCAAGTATTGGATGTTGATTTCATTGCTTATGTTTCTTAGTATTTGTATATCATTAAATCTTCGTATGAACTTGAGTAATTGACACTTGTGCTAACGGTTACCCGCGTAGTGTTGTTGAATGGACTGGGGAGGTTGTATTCGTTGGCAAGGAAGTCGAAAAGGTCGAGGAGTTGTCCTTTATTGCTTCCAAAGTAGATGTAACGGGGCATTGTATTAAGTGCTTTGACTATGTGTAGGTAGTCCTTTAGCTTCCAATCTTGCGCACCACGGTAGGAACTGATGTCGGTGGAAAGATAGGGTGGGTCGAGGATAAAGACGGTATTTGGGGTATATTCAAACTCGGCGATGAGTTTGCGATAGTCGGTTTGACGACGTTCTACTCCTGCAAGATAACCATCAGCATTGTAGGGTGTTTGAGAAACTTTAGCATAGAAGCCGTCTTTAGCAAGGGCTTCCAAGCTGGTGGCGTACTTGCCGCTGAAAAGGAGATTGGCAGAGAGGGTAATATAATCTAAGGCTTCGGGTGGGTATTGGCGGAGAACTTCCAAAATAGTGGGTTTTACTTCATTGATACGAGTTCCTTTAGGGTGATTTGCTACGATTGGGCGCAATTGGGCGATGATTTCGTTGGTGGTGGGTATGAGTGCCAATCGGTGAGCGAAGTCGTCGTAATCGTTCCATATTACGCGGGCGTTAGGATGAGTGGTTTTGACGGTGTGGGAGAGCAAGCCTGAACCGCCGAATAGGTCGATGTAGGTGGCTTTGGCGGGAAAGTGTTTTAGGGCTTCTTTGAAGTGTTTGACGAATTTTCGTTTTTGTCCTTGAAAGGGTAATGGCGAAGTAGTGTGATTTTTCATTTTTTCTATTATTAAATTTGCTAATTAAGAAAATTGTTATACTTTTGCGACTCCTACATCAATAAAGACAAAACCCCAGTGAGACAGCAGAAGACATATTGTCCTCCGTGTCCCACTGGGATTGTCTTTAAAATGATGTAGGAAGTTGTTTTAAATAAAAAGCGGAGGACATTTTATTATTTTAAGGCAGTTATCCTCCTTTCTGCCTACGGGTGCTACCCATTTAAAAGCGTTTTAAAAGCCGTTTAAATCTTCCACCGAAACGGCTTAAACTTCCAAATGATAAATACTAACACGGCAATAAGCAAGAGCCAAAGGGTATGCCTTATGACGCTACTTTTGACTTGTTTGTTCACCTGTTTGAATTGTACGTATTTGTGCTTTTGCGCTTCGGTTTTTGTCTGTATCTTCGTATTATATAAAAGGGTACTATCAGCCTGCTTTAGGCTCTTAAAATGGGTATTTATGGATTTAATTTTTACCTTTCCGTTTGTTACCCTTATGGTCTCACTATCTCCGTCACGAATGCGAGTGTAGATGAGTTCACGGGGTATGCCTACGCTGTCGGTGAGGGTTTCTAATTCGAGCTCATAATTCTCTTGGGTGTTGTGGGAGAATTGGGAGCTGTGGGAGTTGTAGGCAAAGAGTTGGGTACTATCCTTGTAATGAATAAAGTGCTCTTTCTGCACTTGGCGTTGCTCAATAGTACTAACCTTGCGGGTACGACAACCTACTAAAGCGAGGAATGCCAATAATAATAGGGCTAATTTTCTCATTTGCTAATTGATTTATATTCGTCTTTTGCATTAAAACACGGACAGGCTTTGGCTACACCTGGGAAGTCTCGGTGTCCTAAGATTTCGGCTTCGGGGTAGAGGGCTTTAAGCTCGGAGAGGAGCTTTTTTAAAGCTTCTTTCTGTGCCACTGTGCGGGTATCTTTAGGCTGTAGCGTGTTTTTATCTATCCCACCAATGTAGCAAATGCCGATGCTGTCCTTGTTGTGTCCTTCTACGTGGGCAGGGACTTTATTGACGTCTCTGCCCTCTTCAACCGTGCCGTCGATGCGTATGATGTAGTTGTAACCTATCTCATTAAAGCCTCTTTGTTTGTGCCAAAGGTTAATATCTTTAGCGGTGTGGTCTCTGCCCTCTGGTGTAGCAGAGCAGTGAACCACTAAGTAACGGATGTTTCTAGTGCTTTTTTTCATTGGGTTATTAGAGTATTAAGGTGAATAATATAGTAAGGGTTATGGCTATTGCCAAAGGGTTTACCCATAATACCCATTGGGCATTGTAGCTTTTAGGCTCTGGAGTTACACGCCTTTGAAAGGCTTCATACTGCCAACGTTGGGTATCGTCAAGCAGGGGAAAGTCTTTGTCTGTAAGTGGGCAAAAGTGAAAGTACCCAAAGCCAAAGAAACAAGCTACTGCAAGCAAGGGCAAGAGTATGTATAGCCAGCTATAAAGCTCGGCACAAACAATAAGTCCTCCAATGAGTATTAAGGGTAATATGATGTTGGCAGAGCGGGTAAAACTTCTTATTTTACCTGCAAATGGCACTATATAACTGAGTGCAAATAGTTTGATGAGATATTTTCGCATATATTTTTTCATATTCTTTTAGATTTTAAGGATAACCAGCTTGGCGATTCTCTAATAATGAAATCTTACTTTCTAAGTCGCCTACTTTATTAAACAGATTTTGAAAGTCTTCAAATAAAGTAGTCAAGCTATTTCCATTAACCCTTACCGTTTGCGCATTAAAATTTATACTATCCTGCGCAATTAATGATATTGTTTTATATCCAGATATATTAACATTCATTGAATCATCACCACGAAAATTTACATCTTGAGCATGAACATCAAAGAATTGTACCATTCCTTGTCCTAAACTACCTCTTAAATAGATACCCTGATTGGTTTCTAAGACAATATTAACTCCAGATACTATATCAACTCCTTTTCCAAAAAATTTGAGAAGTTCCTCACTTGAGTGGATGTATAGAGATTTAGAGGAAATATCCATCCTGCCTGAAGGATTAGATATGGATATCTGTGAATTTTCAAAAAAACTAACGAGTTGTTTTAATTTTTCAAAAAATTCGTCTTTATCCATTTTTCCATTTATTATTGTTGCCAAATCCTTGTTGTTCTTAACTTGGGTAACAATTTCTTGAAGAGTATCAAGGGAGGTGTCGTCTACGCTTAGGGTAGTCTCTACTTGTCCCATTTTGGTTTGCAGTCCGTCAATAGCCTCTTTCAGCTGTTGTCCTGTGCCTTCATATCCGCCTTTGGGTAACAAGCCCGATACATCAGTAGGCTGCAAGTCCTCTAACTTCTGCTTGAGCTCGTTGGTGAAGTCATTAGATGATAAACCTTTGCCTTCCTCTTTGTTTACTTTTTTATCGATGAGCTCTTGTAGCTTGGTATTAGATTTTAGAAGAGTAACGATTTCCTGCAAGGTGTCCAAGTTTACATCATCTACTTGTAAGACGGTATGAATGGCTTGTATTTGGTTTTTCAACTCATCGAAGAGGGCACGGTGGGCATTGGTGTCATTGATGTGATTGAGCAGCTGCCCTGCTGAGGCGGTGTCCTCAATTGCTCTGCTAAGTCCGTCGATGTTGCTCATTGGAATTTGCTCGCTTTTGTGCCAATAGCTGTCAATCCAAGCAGCGAAATGTTCTTGGGCGGGTTTCATTAAGTTAGAAAACCACTTTTTTAATGTCTTTTTTGGTGTCATATTACTAAAAATATTAAGTTATTACTTATTAGTTAAAGCCGATGTACTCTATGAATTGCACCACGCGGTAAGGTGGCATATTGTTATGGTGCTGGTCGCCACCAACTGAGGAGGTATTTTGATTATAATAAGCATCATATGTACCACTATTCCAATTACGCCCTCCTAAAAGCCCTCCTCCTCCATAACGATTGTAGAGACTCTCACTACCTTGTTGGTGATTGTGAGCAGGCATTTCCTCAATAGTGAGTTTGTGAGAACGTTCGCCTCCTTGTTTAAGGATCTGATTAAGACCATAGTCTTGAACATCTTCGGGTTTCTTAACGTAGTCAGGGTCAAGACCTATGGGCATTTTACCTCGCAGGTTCACGTATTCTCTCCAGCCTTCAGGTATTTCATTAGCAGGTTTACCCCATAAGGCGATAAGTCCAATAGGCACGGCTTGCTTTTGTTTTTCTAATTTTTCAATGCGTTTGAGAAGTTTTTCTGTCTTGGTGTTATCTGTTTTATTTTCTCCTAAATATTGGAGATTGTACACACGCTTAAAGTCTTCCCAATTGTAAGTCTTTTCGGGGGTAGACCTACCAAAAGCGGCTGTGCGAATATTCTCTAAAGGACGGAGGAAGCCGTCGTCAAAGGTTACCTCATTGGTTTCTTCTTTGATAATAACCGTATCTCCTTTCGCACCTCCTTCAAAGGGGAAAAGTTCTCCGTTGATAAAGACAGTGCCAGGGGTGATGGTGTTGCCTATCTCCTCGCAACCTGAGATAATAGCCTTATTGCCTGCAAGGTGTCCAAAATGGTTAAATAGGTTGTAGGCGTTCTGCATAAAGGCGAGAAACCCAACATCAAAGGGATAGCCTGCGTTGTGTTCTGTATTTATTGTATTCATAATCCTCTCCCCGTTCCCCTCCCCGAAAGGGAGGGGCAATCCGCACGGGGTAACGGTTTTAGTTATGATTTATCTCCCATCGTTTACCAGCCAATTTGTAGAAGTTCACGAGGGCTTCTAACTTATATTTATCGTATTCTAAACCATTCGGCAGCACGACTATAAAATCTACTCCGCCGTCAATGTAACTACCTCGTTGGTAGAGGAATACTTTGCCTATGTACAGGGGCTTATTCGTGCTGCGGGGATAGATATACAACCTTTGTTTCTGCCTGCCGTCCTCGATACGGATACGCCGTTGTTCGTCATCAAACTCATCATTTAGAGCCTTACGCAAATAGCATACTTGGCTGTTATGAGCGAGGTTGTACAAGTCAGCTTGGCGAGCTCTCTGAAAGTCGTATAGCACTTTGTGCAAGGGCGTTGCCAACATACGCAACCACGCTACCAATTTTGGCTTTCGCAAAAAGGTAGGGGTAAGTAGTACAAGTAGTTTGTCGATGTTTAGGTTATACATTGCTAACGTAGGTTATATCGTTAAAGTTATCAATGGTAAAGTAGCCTGCGGTGGGTATTTTGCTTATCTCTATCGTTTCAAAAGCTCCGTAGTCTCCACTACTGGTGATGTTCTTACTTTGGGCAAGCACTAAGTGAGGTATTTTAACCCCCTCTGCTTGTTGCAGCGCATCAATAAGGTGTGCTAATACGAGCTCACCATTGAAAGGCAACCTTTTTAAGTAGCTTTTTATAGCCTCTTCTACTGGGTGTGTAGCGTGAATGATACTTTGTCCGTTACTATCAAGCACCAAAGGATCATATACTATCTTCATTTGCAAGTGAAGTATATCGGGTTGGTAGTTCACCACTGATAGGCGTACGCCCGCGTCTTTTATCTCTTGCAAGTAGGCTTCAAATGATTGCTTTTGGGCATCGGTGATTGGTTGGAGCGTGTCGCCCTGGTCGCCTGCTATTTTGACTATCAAACGCCCCTCGTTTTTGCTTTCAATCACTGCCGAGTACTTCACTATCTTGCTGGCTTCTATCTGTTCCTCTGTGTGTCCTTGGTTGTTGAACTTATCGCTGTCGGGCAATAAGTCAAAGCCGTATTGGAAGGCAAGGGCTTTGCTTCTGTACCAATGTGCTGTGTGGGGTTTGAGTTCGGCAAGGCGTTTGTCAATATCCACCCTATGCTGGTCGAATAGCTTCTCTAAGCTCCATATTGCTACGGCTATGATGTACACCCACAAGCGCCAAATCGCTACTTTGGAAGTGCTATTGAGGCTTTCCAATGCAGGCTCTTGTGCTTTGGCTTGGAGAATAAGGTTTTGTATCTCTTGAATGCTTCGTGCCATAGGTTAATGATTGATAATTAGGGGTTGTAAGCTCTCAATGCGCTGTTTGCCTTTTTCGAAATACTCTTCGTCTATTTCGGTAGCAATGCCACGCATACCCATATTGTGAACGGCTTCCATACAGCTCATACTCCCTGCAAAGAAGTCGGCTACCACTACCTCATTGCGAGGTTTGTCTTTGGGGATAACCAGTGCTAAAAGGCGTTCTAAAAGGCGAACGGGTTTTTGAGTGGGGTGAATTCGATTATTTTTTTCAAAGTTTACTCTGATAATAGAACGTTCTCGCATCCCCTCTTTGATTGACTTTAAAGTCATAGTTGGCACAGAGAAAATAACCATAGATTCCTTTGATAAAGATGTATTAAACCCGTTGGCATTTCTTTTTTTGCTCATACTAATATGCCCGCTTATTAAATATTCTTTCATAAATTCCAATTCTTTAGTATTGTTTAAAGCCGATTTAATACGATTAATATCCATAACCAAAGTGTCTATATTATGCTGTTTTACTTCCAAGTAAGGAACTTTAACATCTGCATTTATACTCCCTTTCTTTTTTGTGTATACAGCGACTGTTTCGTGAAAGCGTTGTATAGGTAAAGTAGGAGAAGAAGTAAAACCTTTATCCCAAATCACCTCCTCTTTAAATACAAAGCCTAAGCCGTCTAATATGGTATTCCAACGGTAAAAGGAAGTACCACGCCCAAACATTACAATAAAGCCTTTTTTGGTAAGTAGTCGCTTGCATTCGGCAAAGAATTTAGGCTCATCAAAAGGGCGTTCCAGCTTTTGGTTTTTGAGGTACAAGTACGGAGGGTCAATGCAAATTACATCAATACTCTCATCGGCGAGGGTTGCCATTACCTCTAAGTTATCGGCGTTGTATAATTGTAGGTTATTCATAAGGTTTTTATTCTTTACTTACTATAAAATCAAGGTTTATTGCCCAAATGCTAATACCCTCAAGGCGTTTAGCTACTTGTTCGTCTTCTTTGGTGAAAGCCGTTGCAGGCTGTAGGTTTTTAGCGGTGTAATAATTTAGTATATCTTTATTGCTAAATATCTCAGCAGGTAGTACTAAGGTTTTGCCTGCTACTACATCATCGGTGATGTTAAGGGTATTAGCTTCTGCAAACTCAAAGACGCTTTCAATAGTACCTGTGTGTTGTAAAGCGAGGTCGAGGAGGCTTTGATTATGTAGTGCGGTGATTATCATTTTGCTTTACCATTTAACTGCTTGTACTTCTTAAGTTCGGTGAGAAGCTCTTCTACTGAGGCTTCTAAGTCCTTAATGCGTTGGTTAGCTTTCTTTAGCTCATCGATAGCGTTGGCGTACTTGGTGCCTAAGTCTTCTATCATCTCTCGGTATATCTTCACAGCCTTATCTACATTGTCAAGTTCGGAGGTTTGTAGCTCCATTTGTTGCTTGGGGCGACCAAAGAACCAACCTGCTAAGCCCGATAATACCATACCGATAAACGAACCAAAATGCTCTTTAAGTACTTCTGTTATCCATTCCATTGTGATATGTGTTTTTAAGTTATTTTTCCTTTTCCTTCACCTGTAGTAGCACCCGTTTGAGCGGTGGCTGTACCTGCCGTGCTTACGGATATGCCTGCAGCTACTGTTACCTCGCCACTCTTAACAAAGTCGTCAATAAGGGAGGCTAAGCGTTCGGCGTACTCTTCCATTGAGGCATCTGTTTTGCGTTGCATATCTTGTTGAAGGGCGATAATGCCTTGTTGAAGGGCTTGTTTGTTTAGTGCCATAGTTGGTTTATTTTGTTGTTAATCTCTTCAAACTTCACTACATTATTCGGGGCAAAGTTGCCAGGGCCTGCGGGAGTTTGAATGATAGCGTTTTTAAGTTCTGTTAAAAGGTCGTTTAAAAGAGATTTAAAATCTACCGTTTCGTTTTGTAGGGCAAACTTATCCGCTTTCAGCTCGTATATATCTACCTCTTGAGCATTGAGCAAAAAGGGCTGACTTTCATTATTTTCTACCATACCCACAAGGATAAGACTTCCTACTTTGGGTTTGATATACATTCCCCCTATACCAAGTGCTATGTTTAAAAAGGGTAGTTTTGTATCTAAATCAGTAGCTTCGCAGGTTTTTTCCTGCCAATCTACATAGGTTACTGTTGCCCATTGTAGCACTTGAGGGATAGCTTTCTTTATCTTTTCAGAAAGCAATATGTCAAACTCGTCTATCTCGTTCATAATGTACTACCACTAATTTCTATTTCCTGCCTATATTGGGCGTTGCTAATACTCTTCTTTACTCTATCTACATAGTACTCACCGTGTCTATCGGGGTAGAGGGTGGAACTTAGTCGTATCTTCTCACCGTGCTGTAGGGAGGGGGTGCCATAAGTGGTGAAACTCCCCTCAAAACCCTCGCGCTTGTGTAGATCATATAGTCGCTTTACTTCCTTTTCAAGTTCGGCTTGTGAACTAACGTGCCAAGTCATTTTTAAGGTCGTTTTAGGGTTCTCATCGCCAAACTCGTATTGTAGGCGTTTGCCTTTGCCAAAGGACGAGGTGCCTATAATCTTTATGGTGCGTTCTTCTTTGCTCAGATACTTAAGGTTATTCTCGGTGCAATTGCGTTCTAAGTCGAAATGCATTATTTCCTTACCTGCTTTTACATCCGAATAAGGCTTAGCTATGGTGAGTTTGCCCGCACGAATAAAACTGTATATTGACCAATCTTTTTGGAGTTTATCCAGCACCGCACCCAGTGTGGTATTGCTAAAACGTACAGCACCAAGGCTTATATCTTCTACTTCTAAAGGGTAGTCTTTCACTACTTCAGTGAGGAATGTTTTTAGACTTGCCTTTGCCGACACGTAATTGACGGGCAACTGGCGTAGCCTCCACATTGCATCGCTAAGGCTAATGGTGATAGGAAAGTCTGCTGATACTTGGGTAATGAAGCCCTCAAACTCCTGTAAGAGCTCACCATTGTAGCCCATTTGTATTACTACCTTGTCGCCTACGGCAAAGAGTTCTCGTACTTTCTGCTTATCAAAATCATCTACATTGCGAGGCAGCACCACGCTTGCCGTATCAGTGAGCATTTTCCACGAACTTTCAATCTCAATGGCAGAGACTTTTTGCACCTTAAAGGGTGTGCCCTGCTTGGGGTAAAAAGTAATGGCTACTTCAATGGCTAAGGTCATAGGCGGTAAATGAGTTCAAAAGGTTCGTCACTAATGCAATTTAGCTCTATGGGGATAATGTTAGGTGTACCTTCCAAGCTGCGTATATCAATGCTTTCAATCACTAAGTTGTGAATGTTTTTCCATCCAAAAAGGTCTCCTTCTACCGAGATAGATTGTATCACCTCCGACCATTCTATAAAGCGTTTTTCGTACTCTCGTGCGCTTAGCTCATCGTTGTGGCATACGGTGCGAATGCGTATTTGCCAATCGTCAAAGCCATAGATTTCCTTTACAGTGCCATTGCCGCCTATTACATCTGTCCGACTGATATTCTTTACTCTCGAAAAATCTACCATAGTAGCAGGAGGCAACCAAAAGTCGGCTAACTGCTTCTCTACTATCTTACTTTGATAGTCGTAGAACTTATAGCTACCTGCAGTAAACTTCACTGGAAAAACAATGGGCGTACCGAGTTTGGATAGCCGCATAGCTTCCTCTCTTTCTACGGTGCGGATACTGCCATACTCAGCTGTGTGGGCAGGCTCTTTGCCTATAGGTACGGTGAGGTACACGGGCAGGTTAGTGCCAAAAGCCAACTTAAAGAGTTGTGATATGTTATAGCGGTTATCCATTATCTATATGTAGCTTTAATAGTTTCTTAATAGTATCATAGTCTTTGCCGTCCCGCTCCAACTGTATTTTGATACGTTTCTCTACAGCCGTGCGATTATGTTTCCCTTTGATGAGTTCTACCATATTCGCCCCTACTAAAGGATCAGACTTCCAATTGCCCTGCTGACTTTGAAGGATAAAACCTACCTCTTGCAGGAGGCTGTTGCCAATGCTAAAGTCCCCTGCTATAATTTCTAAGTCGTTATTTTCAGTTACAAGTATATCCATCATTCTTATAAGGTTACTAAGGCATCACGCATACGATCGTTGATTTTGCTAATCACTCCATTAGCGGCACTTTCTTTACTACCAATGGTTTTGTCAATAGGAAAGGTACAATTCATTGTAATGTTCACGGTAATATTCTTATTACCTCCACCACCACCTCCTACGCTCATAGTGCCGTCCTTACCTTCTTCTTTGCTACCTTTAGTAGGTATGATAGGGTTGGGGTTTGCACCTCCTCCAACAGCCGAGCTTGCAGAAAGATTGCCCGCTTTAGGGGCTTCGGTAGCCTCTTTTTTTGCTTCCTCTTTATTCCACGTGAGCGATTGCCCCGCTTTGATAAACTCCTCTTTGGCAGCTATGCCCGTTTCATACACTTTCTTAGCACTATCAGCAATCGCTTGTTTGCGTTTTTCAGTATCTTCATTGATTTGGGCGAGCATTTTGTTGTTCTCAGCCTCGTCACCTAATCCTACCGCATTTTTGAAACTGTACCAACCTTCTTTTATCTTGTTAAGCCCTATCATCAGCCCATTGATAAGAGTTGTCCAGCCCATTTCTATATTAGCAATGAAGCCCTGAAAGAGGAGTTTTGCGCCCTCCCACGTGTGTTTCCACGCTTCACCCCAACCGCTCACTTTGTTTGCCAGCCACACAATACCAGCCACCAAAGCACCAATAGCTACAATCACAATACCGATAGGGTTAGCCGATAGAGCCGCGTTCCACAGCCATTGTACAGCAGTGGCAACTTTTGTCCATACTACCATTAGTTTTTGGGCTACAACTGTCTGTCTAAGCCAAGCCCCAACGCCTTTGAGTACAGGCGCAAGTCCTGAATAAGCAGACCCCATATCGCCCAGTACGCTCACTACGCCTCCTAAGCTATCGCCTACTACACCAAGCACCTTGGTAAAAGAGAACGAACCTATTTTCAAGTCGTCTAACCACGCCTTGCAACGCCCCAGCCACTCACTCCAACTGCTCATTACGATAGAAGCCTGCTGGGTAGCTACATTGGTACCGCTGATTTGCTGGGTAAGTTCGGCTTGTGCATCGGCAGTATTGATAAGCCCTTGAGCCGCTTGTATGTTTTCAGCACCAAAGACAGCAGCCAAAACATCCGTATTTTGTCCTATCTTCTGTAGTTCCTTGAGTCGCTCGGCAAAAGGTACCGTAGTGTCCGACACTTTTTGCATATTCACCCCATAAGCTGCCAGCATATTAGTAGCCTCTTTGGAGAGGGCAGAGGGCGCATTCATTTTAATCAGTACGTTCCTAAGTCCCACCCCTGCTTCAGCTCCATATTTGCCCGACTGGGCGAGGGCTTGCAGTGCGGCGTTGGTTTCCTCAAAGCTCACGTTGGAGAGCTTGGCAGCTCCCCCCGCTTGTACTAAGGCTTGAGCTATTTGGGGTACTTCGGCAGCGCCTTCTTTAGCTCCTGCAGCCATTACGTTCATCATTCGCTCCATTTCGCCAGCTGCTGCTATAGGGTCGTCTAAATTTACTTTGAACTGAAGCATTGAGGTAGTAAGCGCATCGGTAGCACCTACTACATCACCCCCCATAGTCTTGGCAAGTGTATTGGCATAGCTACCCATTTTGGCGAGTGCCTCATCGCTTTCTCCTATCTGAGGGCCTAAACGTGAGAGGATAGTTTGAAAAGTAGCAAGGTTGTCAGTAGCTGTACCTCCAAATTCCTTGGCAAGGTTACGTGCCTTTCCCCCAAGTTTATCCAAATCGTCTCCCGTAATACCCGTGATAGCAGCTACATCTAAAAGTGATTTCTCATAATCTGCTCCTACTTGTGCAGAAGCAGAAAATAGCCCCGTAAGGCGTTGAAACCCCTCAGTAGCCGCCTGCCAATCAATAGGACGTAAGCTGGTAACTAAGGTCTGCCAACTCTCACGCATCCCCTCAGTAGCACGACGCACATTCTCTTGTGCAGTATGAAGGGTTCCAGAGATGTTATCATTGGCTTCAAATGTCCACGTTGTAGTGTGATTCACGGTTGCGGAGTATTAGGGGTTAGATTGTTTGCTAATTTCGTTTAGTACTTCTACTAAGGCGCGTTTTACGGCTCGGTATAGAAGTTGTTCTTGGCATTTCATACTAAAGTCAAGGGCTTTAAAATGTTCCTGCCACTGAGTATCATTCATTGTTTCAGGCTGCTGCCCATTGGCGCGGAGTAATGCATCTATGCCCTCTATAAAGTCGTACGCTTCTAAGGAAAGAAGCGACGACTCTACACTTTTTTTAAGGCAACCTTTGAGCTTTTTAATAAGCTACTAAGTTCGGTGATAAGCCCCATATAGATAGAGGCATCACTTTCCAGCCACTCCATATCACCCTCCAATACACAATTCTTTACCAACGCTTCATTAGCTTTATCTGGGTTCTCTTGGTACTCTTTAGAAGTTACTAAAGAAAGTAAGTGCTTGTTAGGCTTCTTTACCAAAAAGTAAGCGGGTTCCTCACTGGCTTCGCCCTCCTTAGTAAAGGTAGTACCCGATGGATACACGGCTATTTCTCTTACCACGTTAGGGTATTTAGCTTTGTAGCTTTCAATATCAGCTTCAGTGTATTTTTTCATTTTTAAACAGCTTTTAAAAGGTTTTTAAATATTCCAGTCAATATGACTTACAATAAGTTCAAACTTAATAGCTATAGAGCCGTCTCCCTGCTTGATAGCCATTTCAGTTCCTAAGAACTCAGCATTGCGTATCACATCTTTAATGATAAGTCCACTGGGGGCTTCATAGATAACAGGAATGTCGAAAGGCTCAATATCCTGCAGGCGGGTACCTTTTGGGAGCGAGCGGTGTATACCGTCTACCTCTTCTTTAAGAATGGTAATAGAAGCCTTTGCCTCGTAGTTCTCCTCTGAGCGTCCCACGGGGAAGCCCCCTGCCCCCATAATATTTGATTTTTTGGTACTATCTGAATAATTGATTTCAATAATACCTATCACGTCGCGCCCCAAAAGGTTGAAGGTTACACAGTTCCAACCTTGTAGTTTGCCAAAGTGATTGATAACGTTTGTATTTTTTGCCATAGCATTATAAATTAGAGGTTAGACCAATTTCACCCTCAATAGCGTGTAGTATATCATCAGGCACCAAGCGTATTTTTATCTTTAAAGGCGTTTGCTCTGTTACCGTTTGCTTAGCGTCAATGCTTACTGCATAACCGCTAATCTCACCAGTTACTACCATTTGTCTTTCGATAGCTTTCCCTGCTAATTCTTGCAAAGAGGTAACAATACTATCCTTGAGGTAGCCAGTTTGTGGATTCTTAGGTAGTTTGCTTTTGATACGTGGTGAGAGGGTTTGACGCACCAAGCGTGCCGCTTTGTTCCACACCCTATTGTTTTCAATATAGGTATAGTCAGACGACTTGCTTACACAGGTAGGAGAGTTTGAGAGGAAAAAGCCTGCCATATCGGCATATTGTCCTGCCAAAATGTACCCTTTATCATTGAGTAGTTTCAGCTGCTCATTGCTAAGTTCCTCCGCACTTTGCCCTGTAGATATACCCCCGCTGATGTATCGTTTTTTACCCTCATCAGTAAGAGGGTAGGTATTGCCTCCTTTGGCATTTTCAGGTTTGTTTTCAATGTCTACAGAACCTAAGTTTTCACTAACGTTGCGTACAGACAACATACCCAAAGCACTACCTACACTGGCGTGGTACTTATAAGCCTCATCTATAGTGGCAATTCCCCTATCTTGAGCAATCACTACCGATACTTGCGGGGCGTTCTTTTCTTTGAGGTCAGCAAAGTTATTTACTTCTAACCCCTCTTTACCCTTGCCCTCCACAAGCACAAAATCAATGAGGATACCGTCTGGTTTTACGGCTTCCACAATTTGTGTTTGCAGCTCTTCTACATCGCTGGCAATAGTGGAAAGGTCATTGGTAAATCCAAAGAGCCCTACCCCTTTTACCTGTTTGTTAGCACGGATAGCTTTTACTATCTGCGCTGTACTATCCTGCATTTTACCTACTGCTACAGGTAGAAAAATGATATGACTTTCGGGGGCTAAGCGGAAGACTTCAGATAGGTGATAGTGAGTTAATACCTTTTGATTGGCATCTAAACTTTCAGTAATACCCACCGCTTCTGCATCCTTTAGCTGAATAAAAGATTTAGTTTCTCCGTGTGTGAGTTGGGTGCCTGCCACAGCCATAGCGGCTACTATCAAAAACAAATTGTCTTTAGTAGAAGCAGTACGCCCCAAGCCTCCTTCAGCTTTTTTAAATGTAAATCCTTTGAGTTGTCCCATTTGTTATTCAGTTTTTTGTTCGTCGTCTTCTGTAGGCTCTTCAGTTTCTGTTTTTCCTTGTACAGTAGCTCCTTCTACTTTAGAAGTTTCTGTTTTACCCTCTTTATCTTTTTTGATTTGCGGTAACTTGTTTGCTAACTTCACACTTTTGCTATTGTCAAAGGTATATACCTTGCTATCAATAGAAGATGCGTGGAGCTGAGCGCGATTTTTTTCGTAGAAGACTTGTCCGTCTTCGGTGGCAAATACTTCTTCGAGGTCATTAGCTTGCATTACTTGTACAGCGATAACTAATAGTTGGGTGTATGTTTTTGGATTTTCCATTGTTTAAATTGAGTTTAAAAGGTTTTAAAAAAATAAAGGGGTGGGCTTACGGGCGCACCCCGTCTATTAACTACCACTGATGATAGCAGCAGTACCTTCGTCTTTGATAGCTACACATACGAAGTGCATTTCAAAGCCTATAGTGTGCTTACGACCCTCTGGGTTTTCACTCTTCTCGCGGGCATAGCGTACGGCACTACCAACAGCTTTTACAGTATAGTTTTTATGGAATACGATAGAGGCTTCTTTCCCTTGAGGTACTGCACCAAAGGCTTCTTTTTCGCCGTTGTGATAAGTAGGGGCGTAGGTGCTCTCATAGATTTCAAAGCCGTAGTAGTTATCGGCTATTTTACCGCTGTTGGCATCTTGGTATCGGGTTTTAAAGGTCAAGTCCTCAATAAGCAAGTCGGCAACGTGTTCAGAGCAAAGCACTAACACACGCCCTTTTTTAGGCACTTTGAGTTTGTCTTCCAATTTTTTCAACCTAATAATGTCTTTAGCGGTAAGTCGTTTTCGCCCTGTGCCATCGTCTTCACCTGTAGTGGTTATTACAGGTGTTTTGTCGGTGTTTTTCTGAGGAGCTATAGACACTAAGGCGTGCTCGGCGGTTCTATCTTCGAGGGTTTCTCGGTGTTGTACTTGTACATCACTTACCTTCTCATAAGGTAATGCGTAAAGCTCATCAGTAGTTACCTCTGTGTTTTCGGTCTCATACTTATTGAGGGATATTATCACCTTGCCGTCTTCACGTTGGTGAGAGGCGATAGGATACACCGTGTTATTAATAAGCACCTTTGGGGCAAGTCCTCGTACAGGTATTTTTATAACATCGTTATTTAACCATTCAGGTTTTGATTTTACAGCACCGAGCCATTCGTTCTCGTGTCTGAATTGTGTGATGAGCTCTGTTACAGCAAGCTCATTTTTTAGGGGTAAGTTTTCGCTTCTTATTGGCATTTTCTATTTGTTTTTTTGTTGTTGATAGATTGCGTTAAGTTCTCTCACTTTTTTGGGGTCAGAAGCCATTAGCTCTTCTAATGCTTGTGGATCCTTGGTGAGATAGTCGTTCAATGACCAATTGCTTTTGTCGGTAGCATTTTGGACAGTGTGTTGGATAGACTGTGAAGCGGGTTTTGGAGCTTCAATATCGTCTAACAAAGTAGCTGTTTTGTCGTAGTCGGCATTGGCAAGACTTAGGTATAAGTCCTTTTTGTCGGCTGCTATTTTTTTGTCGAGAATAGCTTTATTCACCAACTTTTCGGCGCGTTCGCTTGCTTGGGCTTTGGTTTGCGCTTCGTGTTGTTTGAGGGCGGCAATACGTTCTTTAATTTGCTCATCGGTGGCATTAGCAGCCATACCGAGTGCGGAGATAAGCTCATTTTTATCCATTGATATTATGATTTTAGGGTTTGTTACTACATTGGGTTGTGGCAGGTGTTTGCAGCCACAGGCTTGCATCATTGCTACTGTTTCGGTAGTGATTTCGGGGTCGCCATCTGTAATCTCGGTGATGAGCCCTAATTCTTTAGCTTCGGTAGCGTTAAGCCAATAGTCTTGTTGCCACAGCTGGTCTATCTCTTCAGGGGTTTTGTTAAAGCGTGAGGCATAGACTTCTCTGTATTGAGCGGTGAGGTTTTCGAGGTGTTTTTCTTCGGCTTTTAGTTGGTCAATATTGCCATAGAAATCGGTAATGGGTTTGTGTATCATAAATTGTGAGCTCTTATAGGATTTGGCAGGAAAATGTGCCATTATATAAGTGCCTGCTGAAGCAACCAAAGCGCCTGCGGTAACGGTTACGCTACTCATTCGCTTCAGCTGATTCACTATTTCAGAGGCTTCATATACTGAACCACCTTGTGTATTGAGATATACAGTAGCGGTAGTGATGCCTTGTTTAAGGGCTCTATCGACCTCATAACGGAAATCGGAGGCTGTCCAGCCATAGTATATTACACCTATAATACTAAGCTCTAACACTTCTGCTTGGGCGTTTATTTTTGCAATAATATTTGATGGTTTGTTGTTCATAGGCTTGAGCCTTTAAGGTTGCTGTTTGTTGGTGCAAAATTCCAAAGAAGAGGGAAGGTTTGCAAATTGGTGTCCCAAAATAGGCAGTAAATCCGACCTAAAATAGGCAGTAAATCCGACCTGTTTTGGGACAGCAATTTTTATACGTTAGGGGCTTTGTGGAACTTTGCAGTGCTAAAAAGTAGAAGTATGGCAAAAGAAATAGAGAAAAAATCAGCACGTATCTTATTCATTGAGCAAGGTAAATCATCTGAAGAGATTGCAGGGCAGCTTGGCGTTAATAAGCGTACTGTAGACCGTTGGGCTACTGAGGGTGAATGGCGAAAAATACGCGATGCTAAAGCTAATTCGGGCAAGGAACGCATTGAACGTACCCAGTTGGTAGTAGACTCGCTTACTGACCGTCGTTTGCAGGTGATTGAACAGATAAAGGAGAAAGAAGCTGAGATAAAATACGCTAATAAAGAAGAGGAGAGTTCTCTACAGAAAGAACTATTGGAGCTGCGCAAGGAATGCGCCTCAATTGACGATGCTATTGCTAAATGGAACAAGCGTATTGAAAACCTTATAAAGGGCACTAAGATTACCCTTTCGATGTATATAGAAGTAATGGAGAGTATCTTTGAAGCCTTACGCCTCAAAGATGAGAAGCTCTATATACTTACTTTAGATTTCCAAGAGGAACACCTACACGAGGTAGCCGATAAAAAGTTTTAAGCAATGAAAGTAGAAGACAAAATAGCCAAAGAGCGGTACTTACAAAAGATAGCCTTTGCAAAGAGTGCAGGGGCTCGCTTTGCTAACGAAACTGCTGAAGAGCGCAAGGCAAATATAGAAGCGTGCCGTAAGAACCCGCGACTAATGGTGGAACGTTACTTCCCTCACTATGCCGATGCTCCTTGTGCTGACTTTCAAATAGAATGGGCTAAAATGGTACAAAAGAACCCTACTTTTAAGGGGTTTTGCCAATGGGGGCGTGCGCTTGCCAAATCGGTGTGGAATGATATTTTTCTGCCTTTTTGGCTGTGGTTGCAAGGCGAACCTATGTACTTGGTGATTATTGGTAATAGTTATGAACGTGCTGAGCAGCTGTTGGAGGATATTAAAGCAGAGTTTGAAGCTAACTCTCGTATCCTTGCCGACTTTGGTGAGCAAAAACAGCTTGGTACTTGGGAAGACGGCTTCTTTATTACTAAGAGTGGCTTTATAGGACAAGCTCTTGGTATGGGACAAAACACACGTGGACTTCGTGTTAAGAACAAACGCCCTACCTTTATCGTGGCTGACGACTTGGAGGATAAGGAGATTAACAAGAACCCACGCCGACAAGAGGAGGTGGTAAAGTGGATAGATACCGCTCTTATTCCTACTATGGACGGCAAGTATCGCCGTTTTGTGCAAGCAAACAACCGCTTTGCCCCCGTGATGATACAAACAATGCTACAAGACAAGCACCCTAAGTGGAAGGTACACCAAGTAAACGCTTATGACCCTGTAACCTATGCCCCTACGTGGGTGGGTAAATATGATGATACCTACTTCTATGAGTTGGTGTATGGTGCAGACGGCATAGGTGAATTAGCCGCTAATGCCGAGTATAACAATAGTCCCTACATTGAGGGAGTAATTTTTAAAGAGGAGCAATTCCAATGGGTAAAACTCCCACAACTTCGTACTATGGAGTACATCATCGGACATTGGGATATTGCCTACGCGGGCAATGCCACCAGTGACTACAATGCTGTAGTGGTCGAGGGTATTAAAGAGCGTAAGTTCTACGTGATTGATACCTTTTGTAGGCAGACAAAAATGCGGGCAGCTGTAGAATGGATGTGTCAGTTTCAAAAGCACCTGCCCGCAGGAGTTGTGGTGCATTGGCAGTACGAAGCGCAGTTTTGGAATGACGAGGTGCAACGCACTATTCGAGAGGTGGAAAAGGAAACAGGCATTACCCTCAACCTTACCAAGCGTACCCTGGATAAGACTCGTAAGATAGACCGCATTATGAGTATGCAGCCTTACTATCAGAATGGGCGTGTCTTCTACAATGAAGCCCTCAAGGGCTCGGTGGATATGCAAACAGGTACAGGACAACTCAAGAGTATAGAACCCCAGTATAAAACCCACGACGACTGGCCTGATGCCCACCAAATATGTACTACCGACCTAGAAGCCTATATGCCTAACAATAGCTTTAAAGTGCTAATGGGCAAAATGAAAACCTTTAATCGCTGGTAAAATTATGTATTATATCCGAAAAGAAAACCTTATCTCCAAAGCCTTTGAGCGGGCAATTGATGAGAGTAGCAAGGACTTTGAACAAGCCCTCACTGATAGCGAAGCCGAGCATATCGCTATTTTTAAAACGCTTTTAAAACGCTTTTACGATGTAGAGAAAATATTTAACCCTAATGCTCCTATCTATAACGATTTATTAGGGCGTATGCTTACCTTCTTGGTGTTGCACGATGTTTTCTCACGTAACGCCTATCGCAAGTATAACCCAAATAGCAATACCGAGAAACAAAAGGAATGGGCAGAGGGTATGTTGGACAAACTTTCCAAAGGCATTTACATTTTAGAAGATTTGCCTAAACCTCCTGCTAATGAGCAAAAGGGAAGCTCGGCTCGCTTCCTCTATGGCAATCTAACAAACAAAGACTTTTATATCTAATAACCAATGAATATCTTACAAAAAGCCTATAACCGTGTACAAGCCTACTTTGTGGCTAAAGCTCCCTTTACAATGCTAAAGGTAGCCTTGGCGGGGCGTAGCAATAGTGCACATTCACAAAATATTAGCTACCAAGCCAAAATGTTGCGAGTGGAAACCCTTAACGATTGGAAAATGGGAGTAATGCTCGCTACCAACCCCGATAACCCCGAAAAGCTAAAGCTACGCCAACTATACGACAACTTAGAGCAGGACAACCATCTTGGCTCAGTGATTGAAAGTCGTATCGCTAAAACACAACAGTCACCTTTTCGTCTTGTGAACGCTAAGAAAGAACGCAACGAAGACGCTAAAGAGCTTTTAGAAACGATGTGGTTTCAAGACTTTATCAAACTCGTACTGATGAGTAAGTTTCAAGGTACTACCCTTATTGAGCTGTTCAATACCGATGAGAACGGCGAACTTACCGAAGTAACAGAGATAGGGCAAGCCTATTTTAACCCCCTCAAAGGTATTGTACTGAAAGAAGCAGGCGATACTACAGGCACCCCCTACAAAGAAGGGAATCTTGCTAACTTCTATATCCAAGTAGGTAAAGACTACAACGATTTAGGGCAATATGCCTTAGCTGCTCCTATTATCTTAGCCAAAAAACTTGGCTTAGGCTCGTGGTTGGACTTTATTGAAAAGTATGGGGTACCTCCTCTGTTTATCACTACAGAAAGAGAAGACGATACACGCCTTAATGAACTCTTTGAAATGGCTACCAATTTCAAACGCAATGCCTTTATGGTAGGCCGTGGCAATGAAAAGTTTGAAGTACCTAACATCTCACAAAACAACAATGCTGAAGTGTTTGATACTCTCATCAAGCGTGCCGATAACGAAATATCTAAACGCTTTTTAGGAGGTACAGGACTCACCGATGAGAAGGGCTTTGTGGGCTCGGTAGAGGTGCAGTTTGAGCTGGCTTCCTACCGCTTTGAAAGTGACAAACTGCTTGTAAAGCATATTATCAATAAGAAGCTCATACCGCTATTAGTGAAGCTCTCACCCGCATACGCCCCTCTAAAAGACTTGCGCTTTGAATGGGACGACGAAGAGCCTCTAACAGCTGATAAGCTCTGTAAAATGATGGAAACATTAGGTGTTTATTACGACTTCGACCCCGAACAAGTAGAAACCATTACAGGACTCAAGATAGTAGGTATAAAAAGCCAAACATCTAATCTCCCACCAGTGGAAGGCTCAAAAAAAAAAGCCTATACGGTAACACCCTAAATGAGCGTTGGCAACTGCGCAAAGCTCTGTTGCGTGCTGAGCAGCTCTATACGCATAGCCACTGCGAGTGCGCGCACAATACCCACGCCTTAGACCTTACAGGTTGGCTCAAAGTAATGGAGCAAATAGCTAAAGATAGATACAATGGCACCCTCAAAAAAGGAGAACTATCCGACGGCTATATTTTAGAAACCTACAAAGAACTAAACAGGGCTATGTGGGAGGGCTTTGGTAAAGATAACTTCAAGGTGAATAAACAAACGGGAGCTATCTCGCCCGAAGTGCTGCAAATGCAGCGCAATCTATACAAGTTTAGCGGGGCAAAAAACTATGTACTCTTACAGCAGATAAATGAAATCTTACGCTCGGACAAAGGAAAGAATTGGCAAACATTCCTACAAGAGGTACAGAAGCTAAACCCTAAGTACAACAAGAACTACCTTCAAGCCGAGTGGCAAACAGCCAAACAAGCGGGCTACCACGCTGCTAATTGGCAGGAGTATGTAAAGCGTAAAGACTTATACCCTAACCTAAAATATTGTACCCAAAAAGACGAAAGAGTGCGAGAAGAGCACCGCCCCTTAGAGGGCTTTATTGCCCCTATTGAAAGCGACTTTTGGAAGGACTTCTATCCGCCCAATGGCTGGCGTTGCCGTTGCTATGTAGTACAAACAGCAGAACCCGCAAGTACAGGTGATATGCCTCAGCTTAGCGATAAGGACTTTCCTAAAGAGTTTCGGGGCAATGTAGGTATTAGTGGGCAGGTGTTCAAAGAGGATAGTACAAACCAGGGCAAACCTCACCCTTACTTTGCCCTCGCTTTAGATGCCGATAGCGACACCAAAAAAGCCTTTGAGCTAAGTAAATTAAAAGCACCCTATACAGAAGTTTATGAGGCTAAAAATGGGGCTGTGGTAAAGGTAAGCCCCTTTGCAGACGAAAGTGACCTTAATAAAAATCTTAAAAGTGCTATTGTCATTGCCAATAACTTGGGGGTGAGTATGAATATACGCCCGCATATAATTATTGAAGGGTATAAGAACCCCGAATATGAGATAAAGGGAAATATAGCCGACAGAAAAGAGTCTATATCTTATACAGGAATCAAAAAGAATTTAGAATACGCAAAAGCACAAGGAGTAGGAACTATTGTGTATGATATTACTGAGTTTAAAGGTTGGTCTGCAACTGATATTACAAAACATCTGAAAGGTAAGATAATGAACTATAAAGGAGCTGATTTTTTGAAAGAAATGTACTTTATCAATGGAAATAGAGCTATTTCTTTCACAAAAGAAGAGTTATTTAAAGACTATTTAAAAGTAGTTGAAAAGCTAAAATCATTAAAATAAGCAAAGCCTTAATGTCTAATAAATTAAAAATCAAGGCTTTACTCTGGTAGCGGCAGGAGCGCCCTCCCCCCGCGAGTCGTAAAGGATAGCCTATTACACCGCAAAAGTACAAATACTTTTTTAAATAGCAAATAAAAATGATTTAAATTCTATTTATGGCAAACTTTCAAACTCCTAACTTCGAGGCTATGGCAAGAGAGATATTTAAAAACATCTCGCCCAAGGTAGCTCAAAAAGCGCGGACTTTCTTTATGCAATCATTTATAAAGCAAGGCTTCACCGATGCTTCATTTATTCCTTGGGTGAAGCGTGTAGACGCGTTGCCTCATAAAACACTACAACAATCGCTTACGCTCAAAAACAGCCTGCGTATAGCCGAGCAATCGCCTGAAAGGGTAGTGATTTCAGCTGGTGAAAAATTGAACTATGCAGCTATACACAACGAGGGGGGTACTATAACTGTGAAGGTAACTGATAGAATGCGAAAATACTTTTGGGCGATGTACTATAAAACCCAAAATAATAGCTATAAGGCTATGGCTCTTACTAAAAAAACAAGTCTTACTATACATATACCTAAGCGACAGTTTATTGGAGAAAGCTATACCTTAGACAAGCAATTGGAAAAACTCATTATAGAGGAAATACATAGAGCAGACGAAAATTTAACTTTTGAATAATGGAACACTGGCAAGACTTATATATAGAACTCGCCGAACGTATCAGTGAGAAAATGCCCGAAATTCACTGGATAGACCTTTGGCATAACCAAGTAGGCTTTTTAGCTGATGAGCACCCTTTTAGTACCCCCGCCGTATTTATAGGGTTTCGCTCCGCACAAATCAATGATATAGGTGAACTCGTACAAATAGTAGATTTGCAAGTTGATTTTTATTTGTATTACGAGACTTTCTTAGACACTTTCCAAGGTGCCTACAACCAACAAGGAGCATTAGAATTTACTAAGAGCTTAGACGCGCTTTTTGGCAACTTTCACGGCACATCGGGTAGGAATTACAGCAGTATGCGCCGCGTGTCTTTTGCGCCTGTAGATACGGGTACAGCGGGCAACTTATACCAAGTTACTTTTGAATGCAAGTTAAATGATAGTAGTGCAATGAAGTATTACGAACCTACACAAGTACATTTGCAGGTGGAAGATGAGGACAATAAGTATTTTATAGGAGTAGATTAAACCCTATTGAAAATGATATTTTCGATGGTACGCTCTGAACGTAGAAACTTTTCAGACAAGGTAGTTACAATATAGCCGTGTTTAAATTTTTGCTGCTGTGATAGCTTTTCATATTCCTCACGGATAAGAGCGTATAGGCGGGCGGTAAAATGTCGTTGTCTTTTCATAGTAGCAAGCGATTAGAGGAGTTTTATAGTGCAAAAGTACAACATAATTAATAAATATACAAATTAGCAAACGAGCCAATTAGCAAATGTAATAGTGCTAATTGGCTCGTTTTTTATTGCTTGTTGCCCGTGTGGCTTACACCTCCCATCGTTTTTGGTTTAGGTAGGTTTCGGCGTAGGGCATTGCGGTGCCGTCCAGTTTCTTTTTAGACTTTTCTTTGTCAATCCCTATGAAGGCTTTGATAACCTCTTCGGGCTTGAGCTTGTCGAACTTGCGTTTGGCAACTGCTTTAGTGCCGATTTTTCCGTATGCCTCCCAGAAGTCTTCAAAAGTTACTGAGGCGGGTACTTTTTCTATGGTGAAGTGCTTCCTAAGAGCCTCATCGTTGGCAAGTGCTTGTATTCGCTCTTCGGTGTAGGGCAGGCGATTTGGGTGGAAGAGCCAAAGCCATTGCTTAATGGTAAGGGGTTCGCCAGTGTTTTCAAACACTCTTAAATTGCCGTTTAAGTCGTATTTAAAAACGTGCTCGGAGGGAGTGTTTTTGGCTTTAAAAAAGTAGGTTGTTTCCATATCTATGCTAATTGTTCGTCTATTTCATACATTATTTGAAAAAGTGTTTGCTTCTCATAGGTTCCATATTCTACCAGTTTTAAAGTGTGGTCAATAAACTTTTCAAGAAGATCGGCCTCATAAGCCTTAAGCCAAAACTTTCGGTATTTTTGCGTTGTGAAGCCCATATAAAAACGAGTAGCCTTTACGGTGATTTCTCTCATTAGACTATAATGTACTCGCTGTTCTCTGTTGTTGAAAATGGGCTTATCAATAAAGGTAACTTGGGCAAGGACTTCGGCTTGGTCTCGTGATAAGGTAAGGGAGATTTTCATTGTAATATAAAATTTAATCGTTTTGCTATTAATTCTACAATATCCACGGTTACGGCGTTACCGATGAGCTTGTAGCGTTTTGTCTTTGAAATGCGCCTTATTCTACCGTTGTAGTTGCCGTATTGTGTCCAGTTATCTGGGAAACCTTGCAAGCGTTCGCATTCTATTTCAGTGAGGCGTCGTACACCACCGAGTAAATTATTTTCTTGAAAGGCGTTGCTTGATATTGTAGGACAGACTTTGAGGTCTGCACCTTTGTTTTTTCCTCGTGAACGTTGTTTAATAATAAAATTATTATTATTCCTTGTTAGGGCAGGTGATATTCCTATTTCATCATATACTCTATTTTGTTGGTAAGGTTGTCTCCCATTTGATTCAGTAGATGGATTTATTTGTATAACAGTCATATCAGAGTGCAAGCCTCCTGACTTTCCGCCACCTGTTAGTGTCCCCGCTTTTTTTGGAATAATGTAAGTATCATCTTGGTTCATATTGCCATTGGCTTTAATTGTTCCACTAATTTGGGTTTGTGATTGACTTTTCGATTTTGTTGTAGGCACAAAATCATTTTCTCCGATAGGAAATACTCTTGGGATACTTCTTCCTCCAAGATATCCGATAAGGTATATTCGCTCTCTATTTTGGGGGAGTACCCAGCTTGTATTAAGCAATTGCCATTCAATTCGATAGCCCCCAATGTTGGCAAACGCTTTGAGAATTGCCCAAAAGTCTGCGCGAGCATTTGAGCTGAAAGCACCTTTAACATTTTCCCAGACAAAAACACTTGGTCTGATTTCAGCAATGAGGGCAATTGCGTACTCGATAAGGCTACTTTTGTTTCCTTTAAGTCCAACACGCTTTCCAGCAAGGCTGAAATCTTGGCAAGGCGATCCGAATGTGATAATGTCTGCTCCTGCAATGTCTGCGGGCTGAATAGTTGTAATGTCTCCGAGGTTGATTGCATGGGGAAAATTGTTTTTATAATTAGCTATTGCGCTTTTGTCTATCTCTGAAAAATAGTGCTCTGTAAATTCGTAGCCTGCTCGTTGAAAGCCGAGAGCAAAGCCACCAATACCACTAAAAAGGTCTATGAGTTTCATTGTTAAATGGTGTTTAAAGGGTTATTCTAAATATAGACCAGTAGTTACTTGTTGGTTGTATTTACCGCCTTCAACTCCGTGAAGGATAGTTCGTCTTTTTATTTCTTCTTCACTAAGGCGACAAGAGCTCTTTTGTGATGGGTGATAAATACCTGAACGAATTATGTATAACGAAAAAAAACTTGCTTGCATTTCCTGACGGCGTTTGTTTTTGGTTTTGGTAGTTCGGCAACGATTCACTATTGGCAAGCCGTGTTTGCGCCATTGTTGGTTTAGATGTGCTTTGAAATAGCCGTAGGCACTATCTAATGTTACCCAATCTAAGTAAGGCATCTGTATTGAAAATTCTTTTACCCCACTACCTTTAATGCGGTAAATTTTGTAGCTTTTATCCTTAAAGAAGTAGTTAATGAGCTGCATAAATAGCCATTGGTCTAAATCAGAGGAGTACTTAAAGTAATACTCTTTTTCTGCGATACTATTAAGCTCGTCTTCTGAAATGTTGTACTTCTCAAGCAACTTATTTAGCATTTTCTCGGCTGATTGCTGTTCTCCTGCTATGCCTCGTTTTACAAGTTCATAGACTTTTGTGATTTTTTCTTTTACTTTGTCGTTCATATTGTAATTGTTTTAAAGGTTATCCTTCAGCTTCTTCTGAAAATTCTAAGCTGTCGATTTCGTAGGTGTAGTGGGATGGTGCTCCATCATCGCCTACATCGGCAACGAGTTCTATAGCTTCTTTGTAGGGGTGATTGGTTAGAGGGTCTTCGTCCTCACTATATACCATTCCTTCTTTGTACATAGATTGTAGTTGCTGTGCTACTTTTTCGGGTACTTCACCGCTAAATCTAACTTGGTATGTTACTGTTATACCTAATTCGTCAATTGTTACTTTTTTGTTTTCCATTGTATTTTGTGTTTAAAAGGTTATTAGTCAATTTCTACTTCGTATGCCCAATCCATAGCATCTCTTTCTCTTATGTTGTAAGCAAGCCAATCAAACGCTTCTGGATACTTGCTACTTTCACAATCTTCAACAGAAAATCCATAGTCTGCCATTTTATCCAATTGTTCAAATACTTCATCGGAGACTTCTACATCTGATAAACCTACACTGTAGGTTACTTTTACGGTTAAATCTTTGATTGTTCTCATTTTCTTTGTGTTTTAGTAATTAAAAACTTTCCTTTTCAACTTTTATTGTAATGTTATCTTCATTGAAGTACTTAATGACGTATATCGTCTTTCCTTCACGGAGGATAACAGAAGAGGGTAGTTTGCCAATTTGGTTGCGGAAGTAATGAAAGGTGTTGTATATGCCTTGTTTAAAATACCTCACATTTCTTTTAGCCTTATTGAGTTCCTCTTCTAACTCTTCAACTTTTTCTTCTGCTTTTATAGTCAAATTGCACAAACGCAATAGCTCTTTTTTTGCTTCTTGAGGGTTTCCATTAATCCTATCGCAGATTGAGGAGTAACTTATATCATAATCGTCTATTTCCATTGTATTTTGTGTTTAAATTGTTATACATTCCACTCTTCTTTTGTTAATTGCTTGCCACAGTCCTTGCAGAATAGGGCGGTTACTTCTACGGTACAGTAGTGGGCAAGGGTGCGGAGCTCTTTATGCTTGTGAGAACAAGTGCGAGCCGCACAGGCAATTAATTTGCTAATTTTCTCATTGGCTAATTTTCTAACTTCTTTCATATCTCTGTGTTAGCATTTTTTCAAAAATGTTGTTCACTTTGCCTACTTCACTGGGGGTGAGGTTTGGGAGGCTTTTTTTAAAGGGGTTTTTGCTTGAGCAGAACCATTTACCAAGGCGTTTGATGTCGGCGTACTTGGGGTTGGCTTCGTCTCGCCAACCGAGTTCGTGGCATAGGGATAATAGCTTTAGGTGTTGCTTGTTTTCGATATTAAAGTAGGCGTGCATCTCGAAATGGTAACCAAGGTGCTGGGCGAGGGCGAAAAACTCATCTTCTGTTAGGTTCTTGGTACTTGGGAGCTCTCTGCCAATAAAGCTACATACGAAGTGTAGGCGGGCTTCTCTGTCCTTAAAGCGTTTGCCTAAAAGGGTTTGGAGGATACGTATTTGGTGGGGTTTTATTGGGGTTTCTTTCATTTTTAAATGCTGTTTAAACGTTGTTTAAAAATAGCTCCTCGCCTTAGTGGATCTCATAAGAGCGTCCTCTTATTGCCAGCGACCTTACTAAGGGCGGAGGAGCATCTTTTAGCTGCCGAGACGGCTAAAAGTGTAGTTATGCGGTAGCTTGCTCTTCATACTTTTCGTGAACTGGGAAGAGGTGCTTAATATCGGTGCCTGGAGGGAAGTCTACCGATGAGAGCGATAAAGGTATGTTACACTTTTTGCCTTGCTCATCGAGGGTGTTGGCTTCGATATAGAAGGCGGAACGCTGTGGGCGGTAGGCTTGGGCGATGATGGTTACGGCATCGGTGAAGGCGGGGTTGTCAAATTCTTTGGCTACACGGGTGAGTTCGAGTACGCGGGAGGCTTTGAGGTTGCCTTTGGCGTCTTTTTTGAGCAGGCGGTTGATGACGGTTACGAGTTTGGCGCTGTCGTCGTCTTTGGCGAGTGATGATATAAAATCGCGGACTTTTTCGATGCCTGCATTTACGGTGTCATCCCAGTTGTCAATAACTCGGAATCCGTAGGTGATGGTGTTGCCGTGGGTATCGGTGAAGGTGTGGCTTTGTTGGTCGCCTTTTACTTCGTAGACTTCGTTTTTGGTGTCTAACAAGATTTTAAGGGCTTCAAAAGTATGCAATTTCACCTCTGCCATTTGCTCTGAATAAGTTTGCAGTTTACCGATGATTTGCGGAATTGCTTCATTGACGAGGGCTTTGTATGCTTCGCGGTTTTCATTTTGTGCTTGCTCGCGGCGTTGTAGTTCGGCTTTGAGTTCGTCGGCGGTGAGTTTACTTAAATCTACTGTCATAATTGATAATTGTTATTTGTTAATATCTTGTTAATTTGGCTTTGTATAGCGGGTGTGTGGTTAGTGGTTGCCATTGGTCGTTTTCGTCTTGCCACTGTAGTTCTAAGGTGTTAGGATCGTAACGAAAAGCGGGAGGTAGCCAATGATTTCGGTCTGTCCAGCCTTGTAGCTCTTGGACTAAGGCGGGTACTTTGTCGGTTTTACCTGCGCGGTATTGGCAGGTTTGCAGCCGTTGCTCGAAAGTGAGTATTTGTACGAAAGTGTCGAGCGATAGGGCTTCGGTGTATGCTGATATTCTGCTTTCCATAGTTATTTTGTTACTAATTTTCCGTATTCTTTGAGATCTGCCCACCAAGTTACATTATCGCCGCTGATGCCTTGGGGGAGGTATCGCACGGGGCGTTTTTGTTTTTTGGCGGTTTTGAGGAGCTCTTGTGCGTGCTCTCTCATTTTGCGATTTATATATTCATAGTCGCTGATTTCGTTAGGTTCTATTCTCATATTGTGTTTGTTTTATTTTCTTTAGTAGTACGCTGGGGTAATACTGCAAAATGTTCTCGGCATAGATACATATTAGTAAGTATATATCTTCAGCATTGAATAGGGTGATGTCGTTGCCGTAGAGGCGCTGTATTGTTTGCTCAACGAGGTCGTACCATTGATCCTCATACCAATTAAGGAGACTATCGTGGGTGATGAAGGTTTTTAAGTGTAGCCCCCGAACCCCCGAAGGGGGACAAGCTAAAAGGTGGGTACACCAATCTATATAGAACTCATAGCGGAGGTTTTCGTACTGCAGGTAGGTGAGCCCTAATTGGTGGGCGAGAGCGTGGCGATAGGTGATTTGGGGTATTGTGTTCATAGGTGTTTTTTTTGTTAATTATCTACATCTCCCCAATATTCAGCAGCTTTTTTGGGGTATATTACAAAGGGTTGTCCGCCTCCGTTAAGTCTTCCTTCGGCAAAGGCTTTGTATCCTTCTACGCGTATTTTCATATCTACATCGTAACGGGCAAAGTCGGCGAGTTCGCCTTTGGGTTCTTTGCCTGTGGCTTGGCTAATGAGTATAAGTGCTTTGTTGCGCTCTTTCATTAGGCGTTTGAGTTTTTTATAATCTTCTTTATCTACACGCAGGTACTGTACGGAGTCTATGATGAGGAAATCGGGGGACTTGTGTTTGCTCATTCGCTCTATGAGTTCGGGTAAGGGTTCGTTGTCTAAAAGTAGGAACTTACCCTCTACACCGTCCATATAGTTGCGCTCCATATTCATTTGCACGGTGTGCGATACGCCTTCCTCTAAGGAGTTGTAGGCTACTTTGCCGAACTGGGTAAGATAGCGCGCCCATTGCATTGCTAAGGACGATTTGCCGCTGGAGGAGCCTCCCCATACGATGGCAGAGAAAGCGCGGTCGGGACAGCCTACAAAGTCTTTCCATTGCCCGTCAAAGGATAGGAGTTTGAACTTTTTGTTGAGTATCTGCTTGGGGGTGTATGCTTGTGCCATTTTTAGGTGTCAGTTGTTAGATGTTAGTCGTTAGTGGCTTCGAGGTGGGCGAGTTTGAGGGCGTGTACTTTGCGCTTTACACGGCGAAGGTCGCCCTCGCAATCTGCCCATACAGCTTTTATATCGGTTTTTGTGGTGATACCATTGGCGGTGCATATTTGTATGCAGTCGGCTTGTGTAATGGCATTTACCTCTATGAAATTGCGCCCTATGCGGCTGTATATTTCTTTATAGCCTTTTTTGTTGAGTTTGAGCCCTCGTTTGATACGTTTTTCGAGGAAATCGGTAGCGCACATTACAATACCGCAATGCTCTTCTAAGAGGTTGTAAAGGGTGATAAAGAAGTATAATACTTGGTCGTTTACTTTGTCGAACTCGTCTAATAGAATTACTGGGGTTTCAGTAGATTTTAGCACGCGCACGGCTTCGTTTACCATTTCGTTTACAGTGAGCCCGCTGCTGTCGCGCCCCATTGCTGCAAGGAGTTCGCCCATAAAGGCTTTTTTATTCCAGAACTCGTTGCACTGTACCATATAGGCGTTGGGGTTTTCTTTTTCGTAAAGCTGCATTGTTTTGGTTTTGCCACTACCTGCAGGAGCGATGATAGCATATACTTGGCTGTTCTCTTGGGCATCGCTAATAAGGGCTGTAAGGGTTTGGTAAGCAGCTGTTTCTACACACACCCAGTCTTCTTTGGCGAATATTTGGGCTTTGATGTTTCGCCACATTTTGTCGGCTATACTGTCCCAATTGCCTTTAAGTACTTGGGTAACAGTGGCAGCTGATACGCCTTTGAGAACATTAGCGGCTTTGTTTTGGTTGCCTTTGCGGTTGCAAAAATCGTTGAGGGCTTGGGCGATTTGTTGTTTTTCTTGTGTGTTCATTGTATCAATGTTTATTTATTAATGATTATAGTATATTGCTGATGGTTATGGGGGTGCTTTCGAGGGCTTCCCATTGCTCATCGTCCCAAATGGTATTAGAAAGGGCTTTTTGGTAGCTGCCAAAAGTATCGGCAGTGGTAAGTTTTCTGTTTTTTCTACGACTTTCTACTCCTTTGACGGCGGGGAGGCTTAGCCCTTGCTGGTGGGCACTCATACCGAATTTTTCTAACAACTCTTCGGTAGTGTCGCGACGGCTGATGCGTTTCTCATCGGTGAGGCTTTGTACTTGTTTGAAGTAGGTAGCTTCAAAGTCGTCTTGCTCTTGTATATTGCGGTGTACTTCTTTCTTAATTTCGGCACCTGTTACCATTTTAAGCCCTAATGGGGTGTCTTCGTAAAGGTATATAAGGTCTACATTGTCGGGGTCAAACTTCACTACGAATTTTTTGCCTATATTCTTTTCTAACCAATCGACATCGGGCAAGCCGTCTGAACGGTAGACCATATAGCTGTATTTTTGTTTCTTTTCGGTGAAGCTAATACCCGAAGCATCGCAAGTGATGGGCTCTTTGCGGGTAACCCAAAAGAGGGAGATTATATCCCACATTTCTACTTTTTTAGTATCGGGGTTATAGCTTTCGTAGTACATTTGTATGCGTGGTTTGCCTGTTTTGGGGTGTGGGGCTTCGTTCCACTCACGCCTGCGTTGCAAGTAACGTTGTTTTACCTCATCAAGTGTTGGGAGGCTCTTTTGATTGGCAAGTATGTATTCCATATTGGCTTTACTCTCGTCTTTTTTGGTAGTGATATTCATACCCGAAAAGAACCAATCACGCTTTAGGTACTGACTTTGCAACCTGCCGAATACACTCTCAATGGTTTTTGACTTACCATTGTAAGGCTTAGTGGCAGTTTGTACTTGTGCTATCTTGGTAAGAAAATCGCCAGAGGTGAGTTTCTTATGTCCGCCTTGGTTATCGTGCGCTATTTGGTAAGGGCGATAGCCTGCCGTTTGCACTGCCATTTTGTAGGCGTTGTATTGGGCTATATAGTCTTCTTTAGGGCCTATGTAATACCCTAAAAGTACTTCGCTGTAGGCATCTATTACTTCATATACTTGGCAGGTAGCCATTTTGCCGTTTTCGTCTAAATAATAGTAGTTGAGTTTTGTACCATCGCTGTACCATAGGCTGTCTCGCATTGTAGGCAGTTTGGTTTTGTGTTGGAAGCCATACTTTTCTTTGTAGGCGAGCTCTCCGTAACGATGTCCCCACCATAAGGGCTGTATTTCCTCATCATATAGGTAGTTGTAAAACGTTTTTTCGTCCTTAATGAGTTTCCACCCTTCGGCGGTAGCTTTATCGTTATACTCGGCGTGTAATTGAGTGAGACTCGCACATTTATTTACTTGGTTGCACCAACGGGCGAGTGTCCATTCGGCAGCTATTCCCGTGAGCTTAGCGGCAGTTTTATTGAGGTATCCGCTGTGTATAAGCCCCTCGTACCCTGCTACAGGGTAGCGTTTAGAGGTTTTTACGCCTTTGAAAGCAAGGGCTTTGGCTTTGAGGTCGCGGGGGTTGGTGGGCAGCTTGTGTTTGTAGGTATGGCGGGGTAGCTGTGCTATTACGTTTGCCATATTGTCCCACACTTGCTTATTGCCAAACTTTTTGCGTACGACTACATTGGTAGCAATGAAGTAGCAGGCAGAGAGTATCATAGCGTTGTGTGTGTACTCTTTTTGTCTGTCTTCGGGGATAGAGGTTTGTTCGCCCTCATCGCCCTCAACGGTATAGGTAGCAAAGAAGTTCTCAGCATAGTGGTCGGGGGTAATGTAGTCTTCAAAGAGGATGTGCTTGGTGCGCTCGTAGGGGTCGCACTGCGAGGTTATCTTATCTTTGAAGCGTTCGGGTAGTGAATTGAATGCTACCCAAGCGGTACGCCCGTTGCCTCCTGTATTGAGTTTTTTAAGGTTTTTACGTTTGGCGAGTTGCTTATAATTGCTTTCGCTCATTATTTGCCCCTCTCCGTATAACCACGAAGCCGATACACATAATATGTTATCTATATATTCAAACATCGGTTTATATTTTGTCGTTGGACTTGTTCCCCAGTGCGGTTGCGAACCGCTGCGCTGGGCTGTGGCTCATAGCCACACTGGGGAGGTGTTAAAAAATAAATAGCGTATGAGTATTAACGTTGATATTTCATAGCTTTAGGATAGTAAAAGCGTTCACGCTTTATGGTTACTCCTAAAAAGGTAGTGCGTATTTCCTTGCCAATGATATTGCTCTTGTGGCTGAGAAGGTAAATGGTTTTTGTTGTCATTTTAAATAGGGTTTAAAAGGTTTTTAAATTATTCATTTATGGGCTCCAAACATTCTATATCATACACCCCTACGCTATCATCGGCAAAGGTTATAATGCCTAACGTATAATCTTCATAGATGCGTATATCGGTTAATTTGCCTACTTGCCCTGCTTTGCCATAGGGGTCGGCAGTGATAAAGGGCAATACTCTTACTTTGTTTCCTACTTTCATAATGTTTAATATTTTCGTTTTTTAATTTCAAAGGTTTGCATACCCTCGTAGGTATAAAAGGTGAGGGCGAAACGCCTGCCGTAGGCTTCTTTAATCATTTGTTGTACTTCGGGATGGTCAAAAGCCTCTTGGTAGCTTTCTACTTCAATACTGGGCACTACACCTGCTACATTGTAGCTAATTTTGCCTTTGCAGATACGTTGTAAGTGTACTTCTACTTCCATTTTTTTATGTTATTTTAATTCAATAAGTCGTTGTAAAAGGGTTTCGGCTCCTTTGGCTGTGTAGAACTGCTCGGTAAGGAGCTTATTGCCTGTGGCGCGGGCATAAAGGAGCTGAAGCATATAGGTATCCTTAACTTCTCCTTTGAGTACGCGCTCTACTTGCCACTCGGTAGTATGGCATTGCTTAGCTACCAACTTAAGGTCGGTACGGCTGAGTTGAGAAGCTACTTCAGCAAGCATTAGCTTTATCTTGGCGCGCTCGGCTTTCTCTTCAGCTTTTTGCATTATGCGGGGGTCGGTAGAGTAGACACCATACTTGCGCAAGGCTGGGAGCACCTCGCCTGTTACCCAACGGCGGAATTTTTTTGCCATTGGCTTGTTGCTACGGAGGATAAGAGCATACAAACCGCTTTCGGTAATAAAGGCCATCTCTTGGTACCCGCCAGGGGTATAAACTTTTCTTACCTCCTTTTCGTCTTCGTCAAGGTATCCCAAAGTTTGGGAGCCCTTCCAAACAATCTCTAAAGCGTCTGCTACATCTTTAGCACAGAAAAGGAAATCATCTCCTTTTTTTCTGGTTCTAATCTCCCCAAATTGAGGATGCTGTAATAAATTGCTCATAGTGTTAATCATTTAAGTTTGTTTTTACATCTACTTGTACATTATCAGCTTCTTGCTGTAATAATTCTTTAGCGCGCTGGCGAATGCTTTGCTGTATATCGGAGTTATACATATAAGCACACGCCATCTCTACTGTTTGAGTGGTTACCGATAGTTCTTTAGCAATTTGTTTCTTTATTGCTGATACAATTCTTATTTTTTTCATACATTTGTGCCGTTAAATGTTGTTGTTAATTTTCAGGGGCAAAAGTATAAACAAAGTTTGTATTTTACAAGAATAATAGAAACTTTTTTTATATTTATATCTAATATT